CTTCCCTTTTAAGGTAGGCTTATTTTCTGCCCACGAATACTAGTTTACCGCCTTTTCTTTGGTAAGTAGGTTGACCTTGTGCTTCTGGAGCTCCACCTTGTTCACCTTGTGCACCTTGAAGCATTTGCATGATCATTTGTGCTAACATAGCAGCTGCTTCTGGTCCTAATTGTTGAACAATTTGTTGTGCCATTTGAGCAACTTGTTCTTCTGCTCCACCACCTTGTTGTCCACCTTCTGCAGGTGCTGCTGCCGGAGCTGCACCTTGTTCTGGAGCAGGAGCTGCTCCACCTTCTTGTAAAAATTTTACTTTCATTTTAATTATTAATTTTTGGATTTTACATATTCAGGATCAGTTTCAGACTGTACCTGTAAAAACTTAAACATTCTTTTACCTAATGTTTTGTAATCATTATCATTATTAGTTATTGCAGCTTTTTTCGCAAACTTAATTAATGTTTTAGTATGTGTCCGACTAAATATTCTTTCACCACCAACTAATTCCATTTGAGAATTTCCTTCTGCATCTAACACGTGCATTTTATCTGATTTTAGTTTATTATCAGGTTTGAATTCTAGTTCATCACCTTCTTTAACTCCAGAATCTTTGTTTAATTCTAACACATACATCACATTTTGTTCTGTGATTAAGTCTTCTGATTCAGGTACTCCTTCATGAACTGATATAACGTTCATTTCTTCATCTATAAAAATTATATCTAATGGAATATGAGTATCTTTCATATAGAAAGAAATCTCATCAGGCTCATTAAATATAAATAACATTCCTTCGTTTTCAGGTAATTCAGTTACACCTTGTAATCCTTTATCATGATCTTCATCAGATTCAGCAAGTTTAACCGTATATTCTTTATTACCAATCTCTATTTTTATTTCTTTCATTTGGTTAATATCTCAGGGATAATACTATTTAAAATTCCTCCATTTTCATGATGTCATTTTTTTGCATTTTGAGCAAAAATTGCACGTTTCTTCGTTAATGGATTTTTACTATGTGTAAGTTCTTCTGTAGATTTTCCAGTTTTCTTTTTAGTTGCAGTAAATTTTCCTTTATTTGCAGGATTAATATGAATACCACCCGATTTAAAACTTTGGATATTATTCATTTGATTTGATATTGTATATTTCATAATTTTTTATATATTCATTAATTAATCGTTGAGATTTTATATCTCCATCATGAGCAATATAATGACAATATATACACAAAGTTATTCCATTAGTTTCATCAAATTCTAATGAGTTATCAATTGATTTTGGAATAATATGATGAGCATGTTGTATAGTTTTTTCAGAATTACCACAATTTTGACAAGTATAATTATCTCGAGTTTTTACTAATTTTCCTCATTTTCTAAATGCGTCTTTTCTTCCTTCAATATGATTACATTCTTTTCATTCATAATGATTTTTACCTATTGTGTATTCTTCTGAACATTTTTTACAACAGAAATTATTTGTAGAATTAATAAGATGTTCTTTTCTATTAAAATTTGAACCACAATTAGTACATTGTATTGCTATTATATCTGAACTTTTATTTTTAACTTTACATTCATGCGAACAAAATTTAGAATCTCTATATTCTTGAACTTCATACTCTTTATTACATTCTTCACAAATTAATATCTTTCTTAATTTTCTAGAATTATGTGAACATTCTTGACTGCAATATTTTCTAGTTTTTATCCCTTGAAATTCAGCTCCACAATGTTCACATATTTTAGATTCTTTCTTATAACCCATATTTTATTTTTTGATATTATACAAAAGTATAATAATTTTTCCATATAATATCTATAAACTGATTAAATTTTTAATTACAAAGATTAAGCTTCAACAGTTTCTATAAGTCCTGTATTGTCTTGAGTATTTTCTAATATCTCATAAACTAACAACTTACCAGCTTTAAGTGCTATGTCTTCATCTCCATCTTTATATTGTTTAAACATCTCTTCTAACTTGTCTGTAACATCTTTATTAAAAATGATTTCATTAAGTTCAATTTCTGCGTGTTGAGTTATAGCACCACCTTCATCCATTGTTACAACCGGAATACCTTTATCAGTAACTTGTTCTGAAATTTCTTCTGGCAGATCGTGTTTTCTAGCATGTAATGCTCCATCAGGTATAACATTAAATTTACCACCATCTTCAAATACATCTATTTCAGGAACTTCAATTACTTCTATGATCGGTTTAACTCTTAAAGAATAATTAACCCGATTTTTAATATTAGTCATTTGTAGTTTACTTCCGCGTTTTGCAGCTAATATATTAGTTGTTATACCTCCAAACAATTTCTGTTGATTTTTGGTAGCGATGTCTCCAAATGAATTCGCAGAAGCTAACATATTCTGTTTACTTTGAAACATAGAATTACCCGCAAGTAAATTCTGTTTATCATCATATTTAGTCAAATTGTTAGCATTTCTAGTTTTACCAGCTCAAGTACCTAATAAAGTCTGTTTCTTTCCAGCATTAGTATTCATATTAAATGAATATGCTCCAGTATCTAATCCAGTAGTACCTTGCTTTTTAGCTGTAGTTCCTGCAAATTTATTTAATGTTGTAAGAGCAGTAAGACCAGCTCCGATTCCCATTAATGCAGGATTACCAGATTTAAGCATCATACCAGCTCCTTTATCCATAAGTCCCATTGTACCCTCTTCTAAATCTGAGCCAGTTTCAGCACGTTTTAAACCTGCTGCTTGTAATCCAGTTTCTAATAGTTGTGGAGCTTCTCCAAGTATTTCAGATCCTACAGAAGCAGCGGGTGCTGCTCCTGGGATTTGTGTTGAACCTGATTTAATAGTAGATCCATTTGCATTCATACCTAAGTTTTTATTAAGTCCTTTTATAATTTTATTTATATCTAGACTATTTGTAGATAAATATGAATTCTTAGAACTTAATTGTTGTAAAGATCCAGATGGTGTTTGATATTTTTTAATTAATTCTTTAGGCATAACTTATAGTGAATAATGTTCTTAGAGCATTAATGACTGCATATTGTGTACCATCATATTTTACTCGTATTTTAATATATTTATCTCTAATTTTCATTTCATTTGCTTTAGTAAATAATAATTCATTATTTTTAACATAAGCATAAGTAAAATTAATTGGTTGAATTTGAATATCTCAAGAATCTTCCATATATTGCATATTACCTTTTACTCTACCAAATTGTTTAAGGTTTAAACCTTGTTGATAACTGTTAACTAATTTTTCTTTAGTTTTATTATGTTCTTTAATACTTATATCTTTAGTACGTATTAAATTTCCATAAAATGAATTTGGTAAATTAATATCAAAATATTCACTATTAGAATTACTATCTTTTTGTGTAATAATATAAGGAAGTTTTGGTGTTAAAGGTTTTGCAATTAAATAAAGTCTATAGCGTTCATCTAAATCTGTGATTCCAGTTAAATTAACTCCATTAACATTATTTATTGTGATGTTATTTAATTTTAATATTAAATCTTTATCTTTATTCCAATCAAATCCTTCGCCAACAACTTCATAATAAAATGAGTTGGGTTCTGCTAAATTAGATATAATTTTTAAGTTATTAAATATTTTCTGAACTCCAGGAATTCCATTAGCAACAAATTCAAATTCGAATGGATATTGGGCATCATACCAATAAGTTGGAAGAATTGTTCCTTGCTCTTCTTCGAATCCCGCAAATCCGTGTTTATACAAGTAATTAGATGCATTTTCATGCTTCTCTGTATTTGCAAAGGTATAAAAAATATTATTTATATTTTCTGAAAATTCTGGAAACCATGTATATTGAGTAACCCATTTGTTTGTAAGTTCACTATGACATAAATGTCAAGATACATTATTATATTTAAACACAAACATAACATCTTGTTTAAATGCGTTATAATGTGATTTTACAAAATTTACATTTATACTATTATCATAATCAGATTCTTTTAAATTAATATGATCATTTAAGAATTTTTGAATTTTCAAATCAGATATAACTTCAAATTGTTGTCCATTAGTTCTCCAAATCTTTTTAGCAACAGTATCAATACCGTAAATAAACTTAGATGTTTTAATTATAGAATCTGCTCACATAGATCCAAATGTATTTGATAATACTTTAGGATTTTTAGGAAGTACTGTATCAGTATTAATGTATACATTATCTCCTTGTGCATTTGTCATCATTGCTCTTTCGTTTACAGGAATCATTAATACTCCATGTTCCATAACAGCAATAAGTGTTCCATATCATTCCTCTAATTTTACAAGTTCACCATGTTCAAGAGTATAATCTTGATAATTTGGAGATTCGAATATACGAGTTCCATTTACAAATGATGATTGTTGTAATTTATTTGAATAATTGATTCTATTTGTAAATGAAGTTTTGATAAAAGGAACATCAGGGATTTCAAAATAATTTTTATCTCCTAATGATTTACTAATACCTCCATTAATTATATGAGATTCAGGTAAACTATCTTGCATATCAATTGAATGATAAGGATAGAATCCTCTTTTCTTTTTATGAACAGCTTCTTCCATTGGATTTGAAAAATCTACATCTCTCATTGCTAAATTAGTATTACTGCAAACTTTAATTGTAACTCAATAACCTAAAGGAACTGCATTAACATCAGGTTTATTAATCTTCTGTGATCCAAATAATCCATTAATTTCAGAATACTTTTTGAACTTCTTACCATCAGCTTCAATTATTGAATTATTTCCAGGTTCTCCATCACTAGTTTCTCCTGAGAATGATGCAACAAAGTTTCCTCTATAAGTAAAAACGGGTAAAAGTTTTCTATACGATAATGATTCAGTTGTAAGTGTTCCATCTGTTCCACCTGACTTAACAATTGTAGAAGCTTTATTAATAACTCTAAAATTTTTATATCAAGTTCAAGGATCTATAATTTTTTTATTAGTTGGAACTTCACCATCAGTAAAATTTCAAGTCATTCTTTGAGTTACTGTATTTATATAACAATCACCTCTAAAAATATTATTAATATATTTTGAGTCAGTTCCAGATAATTTACTTCATTCAATTCTATCAGTAATAGGAAAAAATGGAGAAGAATTATTATATCTTATTTTAAAGTAATCTTTTCAACTTACATTAAAATTATAATCTTTTTGAAAAATATTATAGTATTCACCATCAACAATAGCATCTGATTCAGTTGCTAAATAAGTATTAAATATACCTCTAACTTTAGTAGATGTATAATTTACATTATCATCAGTAACTGTATTTTCTAAATCTTCATATGCTCCATATTTAGGATCTGCATATTTAGAAACATCAATATCATTACCTGCTTGTGAACTAAATGAGAATTTACTATTTTTAATTAATTCAATACCTGGTTCAATTAAAGTAATTGGGGTATTAATTTCTGTAACATCTGATACTTTTGGAATAGTATTTTCTAATATTAAATTTAAATAATCTTTGGAATTATTTATAAATGATTTATTAGAACGAGTATACTTAGTAGTTCTTAATAAGAATTCAGATGAATTAAAAAATGAATTAAATGTATTTACTTTTAAAGTAGCTTCTGGACAAAGTAATGCATTATGATTAATATCATCTACTTTAAATAAACTTGTTCCTAATTTAGGTTTACCTGAATTATTTGTAGGACTATTAGTTGTAGTTAAGAAAGATTGTCCAAAATGAGCATCATTAATATCTTCTTTATAATTGTTATTTACAATTTTTAAAGTTGGAGTGTATGCTTTTGTTGATGTAGATATACCTACAGCCTGAGCTAATATAGTAGGAATTCTTTTTTGTCTAACAATAAAAAATCCTTTAGTTATGTCTTTTAAACCATCAATTATATCAGATCCTTCTAATACACTATTTCCAAGTTCATCATTTTGAAATGATACTTTTAAACCAATTGGTTTAATTGATAAAGTTCCATTCATCATTGACTTTTCAGTCATATCTATTTTGAATACACCTTTTACATTTTCATCAGTACCTTCGATTAAATAATCATCTCCATAATTAATATCATCTCCAATTTTAGGAAGATATGAATATATTGTATTTTCATTAATAACTTTTTTACCTCTAATATTAAATACTGGAGATAATGTATAATCATTCATAATATAAACTATTCCTAATCGATAAACTTCTTCATCTCAATATCCTAATTTATAATATATATTATTTGCATTAAAATATTCATTTCCTATAAATGGATATCTTTCATTATAATTTTCATCTAAATATCCAATGCCATTAGTATCATACATAGGAGTAGGTATAGCATATAAACTATACTTTTCTAATGTTTTAAATACTTCATAATTATTTGTAATATTTCCAGCAAAACAAATATTTTGACAAGTTGCCAATGTTTTTACTGAATCAAAATTTGCATATTTAATATTAATACTATCTGTTGTAATTTCAGTATGATTTTCATAACCTGTAATAGAAATTTCAGTATTATTGTTTACAATTTTAAATTTGTCTTCAATAAAATATGTTTTAACTATTTCAGAATCTCCATCACCTGTAGATCTTGTATAATATATATTAATGTAATCATAAGCTAAATCTAAATTGTTTAATCTAAATTTAATAACTTTATTACTATTCTCATCTAATTGACCTCCTCTTATTGATTTAGGTGAATTTACTGTTCCTATGTGACATATTACTTTTCCTGATTCAGCAATAAAATCTGATTCATTTCCATCATAATCTGCTAATTTAAAATAAAAAGTATAATTTCCAACTTTCATATTACCACCATCTTTAATTCCTAAAAAATCAATAGTAGTAATTTTATTAGTATTCTTTATTAAACTTGCTTCAATTTTAAAATTGTCAGCTGAATAAATATTTGTGTCTAAGTTACCATGTCTATCTGCAATTTTATATTCAGTTGAACTTGTCAAATAGAATCTAGAATTTATGATTTTAGGAGGATTAACATCATCCGTAACTATTATATTTACTGAATCATCATAAGATACTTCAGTAGTAATCGCTATAGGATGATCAATATTTACTTTTGCTACATCAGCATCTAATCTTAACGGTAAAAGAGATTTTTCAGGTACAGTTGCACTAGGATTCAATAAATTATAAAAAGGAGCATATTCATATAACAGGGTTCCTGATTCAGGAATCCCGTATATAGAATTAGTTATTGATAAATTTATTATTGGTAATGCCATTTTATTTTATTCTTAGTATATAATTAACTACAAAGTAAGGAGGCATATTATTATGAGGCATTGTTACTCCACTATCTCCACCAGCGTTACCTGTAAGACCTTGATAAGTACGTGCATTATTTTCACCAACTATTGTATTTGTAGCATTACCAGGCATTCCTGTAGTTACTTTATTATATACAAAGAAAGAACCATTATCATCCGCAATACCATTTGGATGATTATGTACTGGTGATTCAGTAAGATCTAATTGATGTGAAAATTCACCTGCTGAAGCACCTAATTCAAGAGTTGCATATGCATATAATGGAGGAATTCCTGCTTGAATTAATGATGATCCAGGTTTAATATAAGGAATACCTATAGTTGTAACTCCATCTCCTCCATAAACTAGAAACATAGGTCCCATTGTAGAAACAAATGAAGGATGACAATCTGCTACATTAACTGTTTGACCTGGAACATTACATCACACATATCCCTCTGGTGGTAACGTACTTGAGAAAAAAGGTTTAGGTATTCCTCAATCTGAATAATATAATGCTGAAATCATTTCATCATTTGCATTCACATGATCACCTCTCTTTATTTTATTCCCAGCTACTGGAATATAATTTTTTACAGCTGTTTTTATTGCTTCTAGTAACATATTTTTATATTTTTTTTGTGTTTAGTAATAATCATATCCTTCATAATCATTGGAATCATAATTAAAAACATTAGTTAGTAATTCAGAACCTGAGAGAGTATATTTATTTAAGTATATTGTTGGTAATTCATCTGTTACATCATCAGTAGTTCCAGGATTATTAAATACAGGAGTTATACTAAATTCTAATATATTTCCTTCTTCAGAAAATGGAATAGTAATTATATAATCATCTGTAGGTGAACCTAATATAATATCAGTTCATGTTCTTGTAGCTCAACCATCTAATGAATAGTTTATTCGTAAATGTGTAATATTTCAAGTAGTTTGATTATCAACAGAAATATTAAATGTAGCTTGATAACCTTGTCCATCTATTTGATCTAAATTATAATAATTTAAATGAAATAAAGGTAAATCTTCAAGTTCAACAGATAAAACTAATTTACCTTTAAAGTTATTTTTACAATAATATTTGAAAGTTGGATCATCAAACCAAAATTGGTCAGTTAATGTTCCACCTTTAAAACGTGCATATTCATTTCATACATCCGTTGTAAGGTCAATAAATCCATTAGTTAATTGAAGGTATAGTTTGACATTATATATTCTTAAATCTGATGAAATTCGTAAATTTCCTGAGTAATGATAGCGAGTTACATTTGATAAATCTAAATCAACTCCTTCAAATACAGTATATTCTCCAGCTTTAAATATATAATTATTTAAAACATTAGAAGTAAATAATGAATATTTTGTTGGATCATTAAATGTAAACTGAATTCCATTTCCTACTGATTCTTCTGTTAATATTTGTGGACATGGATAACTTCCAAACTCTACTTGATTAGTATTTTTATTAGCAGATACAATATATAATACTCCACCAAATTCTCTTATTCCAATTGGATAAAATCCATCTGTTAAAGATATATATTTTGGAGTTTCTTCTGTCCAATCTGGTGCTTTAATCTTTGTATTTCCAGCATCATTTTGTAATGCCATTTCATCTGAATTAAAAGTTATGAAAGTTCCATTTATACAATCAGTTAATGTATTAGAAGGCATCATAATTGGATTAATATCGTAATTTAATCCTTCAGAAAAAGTATTTATTGTTTCTTTTTTCATTAATTAAAAATTTTATATTTAATTATTATTTTCTGTCCATCTTTAGTTTTACAATATTTAGTTTTTCCAGATAATACATTAGATGTAGATGAACTTGTTATATTATAATAATCACAAACATCTTTAGCACAATTAAAAGTTTTAATAAAATTATTTTCAAAATCAAAAATATCAACAATTATTGGTTTTAAAATTTTTTTATCTTCTAAATTAAAATTATCATCTTTATATCTTCAAATTAATCTTAAATTTTCTAATTTACCACATGTTTGTACTATTCGTTTACAATTTTTTGTCACAGAACTAGGGTCAACATTATAAAATTTTGCTCCATCTTTAATACATTGAAATGTATTTATTAATGCTCCATCTTCTGTAAAAATATTAACCCCAAGTTGTAATCCTTCTTTTATTTTTTTAGATCTTTCAGGATTATTTTCACAAGCTATTTTAGTATTAATTTTTATTTTTTCTTTATGTCCTTCAGAAAGTGAAATATTTAATTTAGCTTGTCTAATTCTTTCTTTAGATTCATCTGATCTTTTTGTTCCTAATTGTAAATCTCTTAATTTTTTTCTAGTTTCTGCAGATACAATTCTTCCTTTACTCCCTATACCACCTAAATTAGAATTATATCCATTTTCAAAAGAATCAAACTCTTTAATGTAACTAATTTCTAATTCAAATAATTCGTTATATAAAGAATCTTTATCTATATTCCTACAAATTTTAATAATTTCTCAATTAAAATTTTCTTCTCCATATTTACGGATTGCATTATAAAAATATGAATTTCGATCTTTATGCTTTTTATTTCTTGCAGCACTTAGATGTTCGGTTTTTCTTCTTTTTAAAGATCTAATTGTTTCACCAATATAACATTTATTGTTTAATTTACAAGTTGCTTTGTAAATATATCCTTCATATTCATTATCTTTCTTCATTTCTTAATTCTTGTCATGTTTTGTTAGATGGTGTGAACTTGTGTTCATAAGCTTCACCCATATATTCTAAATCTCTAACTTTTAAACTATCTGCTCAATAACTCCATCCTTTAAAAGTTTTACTTTTAAATCTAAATACATAAATATGTTTTGCTTTATAATAAAGTTCTTCCTTAATTTTACGAGGAATAATATTATTAAATTTGACAATTGATTTGCTAGTTTTATTATCTTCTAATCATTTGTTAAATCCGGTTGGATTTAATCCTATATAGTAATATCCATCGAATGGAGTTTTCTTTCATCCTTCGATCTTTCTTAATTTTCTATCTCTACGAATACTGTATTCTTTAATCTGTATATCAGGAGTTAGTGTTAAATGTCCGATATAAGCTAAACAATTAATATGTCTTTTTGATATTATAGATATGGCACATCCATACTTTATAGCGGAATGCATACGTCTGAATCCATGTGTCAATAATCTTTTTATTTCAGGTTTTGTAAAAGTATTGAATTCCATTTGAACTTCATCTATAAAGTCATCTAAGAATACATCTTTTGTTGTGTAAAATTTAACTCCAGAGTTAACTCCTTCCATAAATTTTCTCTTTAATTCACTCCCAATATATATGGGAATCATTTTAGGATATGCTCTAGTTTTAAAATAATAATTCATAAAATATCCTGTAAAATCAGATTCTACAAAATCAACTTCTTGAAATCGTCCATTCTGACGTTGTGTTATAAATTTATCACCCGTTACAATTTCGAAGTCTATATAAGACTCCGCAACTGTAGGGATTACAAATCTAACTCTATCATCAATAACTCTATGTAATATTAAACCAAGACAATATCTAAAAGGACCAGCTATAGCATCTTCATATGTTGCATTTCATCCATAAGTATCATTAAGATTCCTTCATTTTTTATCAGTAACCTTTGTAGGAGTATTTGAATAAATCTCCCCAGGTGTTAGTCCATGATTAAATAATATACGCATTAACGAGTTGGTTTAAATGATTTACCGAAACGTTTTCTATCTCATGAAGAAGAAACATTAAGGATTTCATCCATTTCATTTTGATTTATATATTCGGGTACTCTAGCTTGAGTACACATTAATTTTCATTTCTGTTCAAGTAATTGAGACATTTGAATTATTCCTGAATTCATAGTAATTAAACCTTTCTTAAAAAATTCAGCTTGCGCACAAAAAGCCGCAACAGCATCAATCTCTCTAACATCTAAATAAGGTAATCCTTCTTCATCAACAATAACTCCTTTATAAAGAATATTTATTTTATTAAATTTATCAGCTAATTGAATTGTGTTTCCGGTTTGTTGATATTTAATAAATTTACCTGATGAATATCCAAATCCTGTATTATATTTTCTTGATTCAACATAACCTTCAATTCATCCATTTTGATTATTTCCAGCTAATGTTGTTGGTGTAGTCTTTTGATAATCTTCATAATCTGCTGTAACAGCTTCGATTATATCACAATTACAAGGAAGATCTACATAAAAACTACCATCAGCATTTTTTTCAGCTTCAGTTTGGTAGTGATATCATCTATATTGTTTGTTACCTATTTTATCTCAAGCAATTAAACCTAATGTTTCAAATTCATCAGGGTTTATTTCAAGACCGTATAATTGTCTCATTTGAGTATACGCTGTATTAAATGGAAATCTTTTCATTAATGAGGAGCTTGTGTGTTAGGTATGGGTTGAGCAGCCATTTGACGATAATAACGTAATTTCTTTTCAGTTAAACGTTTTTTAATCTCAGCTGATATAAATGTATAATTTTCTAAATCATCTCCAGCACAACAATCATATTGTGTGAGTTGTCTTGGATCTTTTGGTATAAATATAATTGATACTTTCTTTAATAACGGAGTATTAAATACTCAACAATCATACATGTTATTTGCATTTGGTGTAGTATCAATATATACGTGAGGTTTATTAGAACCATGTCTAAGATATCTATGTGATCTAAATCCGTTAATTGTAGTATAAACTTTAAATACAATTTCTTTATGAATTGAACCTAAATAATCAATTGCATCACAACTTAAATCATTTACTATTTGAGGAATTTCAAAATGCATTTCAGGTCTACTATAATCAGGAAGATTACAAGGACATTTATCTAATGATTTAGTATCAACATCTACACAATTAATAGACATTACTAAATCTCTTTTTGGAACAATTCCTTTTAAAGAATATTCCTTAATAATTTGAAGACGTTCGTCAACACAATCATCTTCTAATTGTTGTAGTGATAAATTAGGAGTACTTGTTATACCAGCAAGACCTCCAATAATATCATTATATATAGCTGATGCTAATTTAGTTACCATAAGTTAGATTTAATAAAAAAGGGTGAGGCAAGACGCCCCACCCTTTAAGTAATTAATTAATATTAAGCGATTACTGTAATTGTGATTGTACCAGTTGCACCAGTAGCATCAGTAGCAGTAATTACTGTAGTTCCAGCAGCTACACCAGTAACTACACCAGTTCCAGCTACAACAGTAGCAGTAGCAGTAGTTCCAGAAGCGAATGTTACAGCTCCTAATGCTCCAACAGGAGTAATAGTAGTAGTATCACCTACGACGATTAAGTTATCATTAGTAGTTAATTGGAATGCACCAGCACCAGGACTAGAAGCTAAAATAGATAAACCAGTATTAGTAATTGCAGTTTCAAATGTTGTTACATTAGCAGCAGGTACATAGAATACATGAGTTGTGATTGAATTACCTTCTGCGAGGATTCCATCAGCACTATCTTTTTGGATTTTGTAACGAAGTGTATATTGAGAATAGTTTCCACCAATGATTGGTCTTTCTTCTTTGTTTGTACCAAAGAAACGAGTGTTTTCATAAGTAGGGAACATAATTGATCTTACCATGAAATCGTCATCTCCAAAACCAACAAGACCAGCAGTTGTAACTGTACCTGTAGCTTTTACTGTATATTCAGGTTGAATAATTGAGTTAGAGTTTAAAGTTAATGCAACTTCTTCAGTTTGTTTAATTGAGAAAAATCTTTGGTTATTATCAGTAGCGGTTAATGTAATAATACCAGAACCACCAGAAGTAGCAGTGATATAAGAGAAACCGAATCTATCTTTAAGTCCGTTAATTTGAGCAATAAGAGCAGTTGCGTCAGTAGCAGCTACACCTGATGAAAGTACTTCAACTACAACCGGTTTTTTGAAATACAAATAAGTATTTGCATATTCAGAATTGGTTTGTTGAGATAATCTTACATCTACTTCTAATCTATTTACTAGCCCACTTGTTGAAGCGGCGATTGTAATTGAAGCTACTTCTTTAACACCAGCACTATAAGCTTTTTTATAAACGCTTACGATACCTGCTTTCTTGAAGAAATTTACTCTAGTTACATTCAGACCTTGGGCAGTTCCAGCATATTTAGCTGTAGAACCATTTGAATCTAATTGAGAATTTAAAATTGTTGTTGTTGTAAATTGATACATTTTTTATAGTTTATATCATTTAAAAATATTTATCTATGTCTTTGTTGTTGTTCTTGTTGTGGACCAGCTACTGATGTATTAACAGGAATATGTGATTGTAATCTAGGATCACTAGCATTTTCCATTAATATATTAGTTAGTTCATTTATAATTTCTTGAACAACGTAATCTGGGAATTCTAATATTTGAGATGTATCTTCTACTGCATCTACCTGTTCTTGTGTAAGTCTGATAAATTGTGGAGATTTTAAATAATCTACATATATTCTTGTTGGTTGAAAAATCTTATCATCTTTTCCAAATCTTAACTCCATTCTAGTTGCATCTCTATTACCGTAGCGAATATCTTCTTCTCTAGTTATTAAAGATCTTTCAACACTTTCATAAGTTAAAGTACCTGATGTATTAGATTTAGATACTACAAATGTATCATACATTGATTTAATTGTTAATATATTAGTATTAACATCTAAAAAGTAGTATGCTCTTTGTATTTTAGGATCTGAACTTACAGATAATTTAGAATATAAATTTGCAAGAGTTCCATTATTAGTAGTATTTATTAATACTTCTAAAGGATTTGATATAGATGGTGAAGTTTTTAAAGTATATGTAATTCCATTTACTATAATTGTATCTCCATCTACTTCAGTTCCATCTAAATCTAATGTATAAATATTAAAATTAGTTCCCGATAAGATTGTTTTAGAATCTTCTGTTGGGAATGTATTTATTGTATTTACGTTATGAATATAAAAATAAGGATTAGAATATGAAGGTCTTTGATAATAGTTATTAATTATTTGTGACCACATATCTCCAGTTAGACGTTTTGCACCCATTTGTAAATATGAATTAGCATTGTAACATTTAAAAGATTTTAATACTTTATATTCTACAATACAATTCAAAATATGTACGTAATCTGGTGGTAAATCTACTTCATAAGTCGCTTGAAATAAAGGACTTGGTGAAGTAGGTGAGGTATAACCAGGGTATACCGTTTGTAATTTTGGTTCTAAAACAGCAGTACTTTTTAACACTCTCAAATCGTCAGTTTTCTGTTGATTCATGTCATAAGCGTTATACATTTTATTAACGTATTGCAAAATTGCTTTATTAATAAAATAGTTATAATCTTCCAACAATAAACTTGGAGCATTGACTTTATTTAATTCTGTTAGAGCTGCTTCAAATAGTTGGCTAGCTGTGATAATTGTATAGTTTTAATAATTTAATTATATTATCTTATTTGGAGGATTATCTGATCTGGTTCATAAAAATCCATTACACGATCTTTTTAATTTTATAGCAGAACTAATACTAGCTAATTTTAAATCTAGTTTATTTTTAGCTTGAATAATAGTATCAAAACTATCAATATATATTCCATCTAAAGAATATCTATTTAATTTTTCTGATTTTTTATTAACTATTATTTGTAATTTATCATATTTTTCAGTACTTATAAAGTATCCTGAAATTTTATAATTTGCTCTAATAGCTCTATTAAGATTTCCAGAATTTGTATCTAAAAATAATATAGCATCTGACATTTTTTCAAATTCTTCTACTAAAAATCCATCAACATCATAAATATAATATTTATTAGGATTATGTAGATTATATTCTGAAATATTTATTAGATTATTATAACTCCATAAAAACCCATTACAAGTTCTTTTTTCATTAATTGCTCCATATATATTAGATATATCTCTTTCTATAATTTTACTAGCTTCTATAGCAGATTCATATGATTTTAATAAATTTCCGTTAAAATCAAATTGATAAACAAAATTATATGGTCTAGGTCTTCCTTTTCCACCTAATGATGTATTGTATGTTTTATCACTATTTATAAATTCTTCAGTAACTAATTCTGATTCTTTTATATACGCATCTTCTTCTTTTTCAAATACATATAAAATATCTCTTTTAAAATTTGATATTCCATGTTTTATTATTGCAAAATGAAAAGGACGAATAGGATAATTCAAATAATGTGTATTGTTTAAATTAAATCCATTTCCTAAATATCCATCAAAAATATCAGGATTTTCAGTTTTATGTACTCCAATATAAATTTTATTGTTAATTAAACAAGTAGTTTTGTAAACAATGTATTTCATATATAATTATATTATGGTTAATATTATTTTTTAGATGTTGGTCCTTTTTTGACAGTAACTGTTTCAACAGGTTCTTCATAATAAGGAATATCTTTAGTGATATCTTCTTGAGCAACGTCAATTTCACGTTTAGTCATTAACTCAGGATAAGTTTCACGTTTAATAGAATCTAATAGTTTTTTGAATCTAATATCTCTTAGGAATGTTATTGTTGATTCTAATGAACCTCCAAGCATTTTATCATCGTATTTATATATTCCGTCTGAACGTCTAATTACTCCACGATCAACTGCATCGAGAATAAACAAATGCATTTTCCAATCTTCTCCTTCGTATAATTCAATTATCCTTTTTGGAGTTTTCTCAGCGATTTCAACTAGATAATCTAGTATATCAGCAGGGATTGCATTTCCTAAATTGCGTCCTAACACTCTACATTTTTTGATTCTTTCCGATTCTGAATCTTCATAGATATAACTTAAAGCTCTATAAACAAATTGTTTTTTGTCCATTTTAACTTTAGTAAGTTCTCCTGGTCTTTCAACATATAAATCAGCAATGCCATATTTACGAGCACCACCATCTACAATTAAATTACCATCTGAATCTCTTTGGAATCTATCTTTTGCAATCCAGTTACAATATTCAATAGCTTCTCATTTAGCTTTATCTATTACATCATCTAAGTCAAATGAAGTTCCGTCCACTATTTCAAATACGTGATCGGCTGCAATATAATGGGCTTCACCATTACTCATTTTAGTAATATCATCTTCTGACAAAACCATTTCGGTAGCACCTTTATTGACATCACCTCTGACTAATCTAACACAATCGGGGTATCTTCCTGTACGTGGATTTGGACAGGGTTGTATAAAGTACGTTTGATTAACTTTTCCATAAGCACTTCTAAGAATTATTTCATTATTCATATTCATATTTTTTTGTATTTTTTAATTTTCATCTACTTGTAAAATATCTAAAATTAGGGGAAGGTTAATCCTTCCCCATTTTTTATTACTAAACTTCTTCAATAATGAATGATTTATAAGGAGCGAATGCTGCAATACCAGAGTATCCTGCAACGATCAATTTAGATCCTGCGATTGGAGAACTAACGATACCACTAGTGATACCATCTACACCACCAACACCTGGATATTTAGATGTTACAAATTCTGCACCTTCTAATGTAAATGCTGCGATAGCTGGTTGATTTGTTGAAACGTCAGGTGACATATCAAGACAAATACCGTATCCTTTTCTATCATATTCTTTAGTAAGAGCACGATCAACCATGAATGTTACCATATTACCGGCAATTTCATAAGAAGTGAAAGTTCCACCAACTTTGATAGGATTATCAGCTTTAACCATTGATTGAGCTGCTTTAGAATACATCATTGTTGGAGTTGATCCCCACAATTTCAACCAGTCTCCTAAAGTAGAGTTAATTTGACCCCAAAGTCTATCATTAACAATAAATGTGTAACTGTTACCAATTGCATTTGCTGCTTTTTGATTCATTTGATCAATTACTGTATTGATGATGTTTACATTCAATTTAGCATATTTATACTTAGATGCAAATCTTTCGATTTGAGGAATAAGACCATCACCCGCGATAAGTGGACGACCATCTTCTGTAAGTACAGTAGATTTACCATTAACATCCATAGTTGTTTTTCCCCATAGTAAGTGGTTATTTTTAACTGTTTGGAAGTTTTCAAACAAATCTTTTTCCATTTTGTTTAACTTAAAGATCTTTTCTTTCAAGTCTCCAGCTCCATCTCCTGATGCAATTTTGATAAATTGATCTTCCATTTGAGCATAACGAGAAGAGTAAGAAATGTCATTTCTATGTTCTGTGATCCATTGACGATGTTTTTCAATGTTTGATTGATACTTAGTATAACCTTCTTCATGGTACTCAGGCATAATATTAGATAAGAAACGAGTTGTTCCACCTACTTGACATGCTGAAGCATCAAGAATTGAAGAGAAATCTGCATCAATTAATTGAACCGTATATTCCCAGAATACATCTGCTTTTCTTTGTGGGGTTGCTTTAACAATACATTGCTGACGCGATCCGTCAATTTTGAATGTATCATATTTTTCATAATATCTTTCTTTGAAATACATTATGATATCTGCACCACCTGCACCAGTACCCGTTGGTGCTGCTGCGAATTCAACTCTTTTTACGAATTCTACATCAATTTCCCATTCTACCATTAAGGTATTAAGTGGTTGAAATTTATTAGCTGTTTTAGAGTTGTAATAAATGTTCATTAAGGCTTCTGTTAAGAAAGTCGCTGTATTATGTGTATACATGCGAGCCATAACTCCCATCATTTTAGGACGAGTTCCTAAAAGTTTGTAGAAATCCTCATAGGTTCTACTGTGTGCCAATTCTGGCTTTACGTTAACGTAACTTGCTACTACCATTGTAATCTAATTTTTTAAAAATTTAAGTCGTAAATGCTATTTTGTGTTTTGCCGGAAGGATTATTCCTAATAACGGCGGGTTTTGGTTTTATCTGTGATTTAAGTTTTGCTATCTCCGACTCATATGCATTCTTCAATGCATCGAATGAATCTTTTCCGTAACGTGAAAACCAAGCAAGTTCATATAATTTTTTTGGATCATTTAAACTTTTATAAAACTCACTGGTTCCATTTTCGTCTAAATCCAAAATCTGTGAAAGTACTTCATTTTTTTCATCATCATCTAACTCTATTCCGTAGAATTCTGGCGTTTGCAATGCCACATTAACCATAGTTTCAGAAAATTGGTTAAATTGTTCTTCTCTTTCGGTTTCAGCTTCTTGCTTTTGAGCTTCGTTATATTGATCTTCTAGTTGTTTATATTCTGTTCTAAGCACACCTACTTTTTTAGTAAATAATGCCTCATCTTGTAATTCTTTTTCTAATTCTCTAGCTAATTCTTCTTCGGTTAAATCATACTTTTGTTTTAAGTCTAATAAGAATAATTCTTGATCATCGTAAGAATCAATACTATATTCAGATGCAGCTCCTTGTGTAAATTCTTTAATTACTGAAGTTTTATATGCTTCAAGGAATTCTTCAACTGTTAAATTTTCACCTCTAATTTGATTAATAAGTTCAATTTCTTCATCATCTAAATCGTGATCTACAGGTTCTTGTTCTGGATCAGCAGCTTTTAAAATTTCTAATTGTTCTTCTTCTGTCAAATCATAGAAATCAATTTCTTGTTCATTATCGTTTTCATCCAAAACACTAATTTTAGAATTTTCAATTCCAAGTGTTTTAAGATATTTATTTAAAATAAACTCTTCGGTATCAGGTCCTTCGCTTTTTTCTGCAAAAAAGTCATCGACATCATCTCCAGGAATATCTAATTGTATTTCGGGTTCGTGTTGGGGGTTATCGGGCAAAAGATCGCCTTCAAAAAGTTCATCAAATTCATCCATATTCATTTATCATTTATAATGTGTATTATTTTTCTATCTATTAAATATATTCATCTTTCATAATGATTTTTATATATTCATTATTTTATACAAAGTTACCACCTTTATCAACAATAAAATATATAAACTATAAACTTTATTGAAAATAATTGTGGTAACTATTAAGATGCACTAATTGAAGAATTTAACTTCGCCAGTATTAAATAACATAGCTTCAGACTGACGTCTAAAACTTAATCCTTTTAGAACTTTACCTCCAGCTTTATTTCACATCATGAATGCATGTTCAATATTAGCAGGAGTATCTTTTGCAATAATCCTTTTTAAAAGTGTACTCTTTGCAAGAGATCCAAATCCTACATTATATGAAAATGAAATTAAAGCTTCATATTGATTCTGAGTTAAATCTAACTTCAATTTATCAATTTGTTTAGCAAATAGTTCCAAATCAACCTTTAACATTTTAGTAGCATCTTCAATAGTATTAAGTTTATGATAACTATATGCTTTTTCTTTATTTTCAGCACCTCTAATCATTTTACCATCTCTATCTAATATAACTTTTCCATAACCTTCAGTTCAGATTCCAATAGGATCCATTTTAGGTTGAAGTCCAATATGAGAGAGATCTCCGTCATGGAGACTCTCATAATGGGATACTAATTTAAT